TCGACGCCTACGGGGTGAACAATACCGACGTTGAAACGAACGGCATTTTGTCTACCTCGGGCTACATCGCCCAAGGCTCTGGCAACATGAAGACCAGTTCGAACACGCGGACCAGCGTTGGCTATTCACTGAATATCAACGAAGGATCGGAGCTTATCGTTTCGTTCACCACGTCACCATCGATCGTGGCCGGCTTTGCCGTCAACCTTCAGGGCACGACAGGCATCATTGCCGAGGTCATGTACAACAATCTGCTCGGCTTCATCACGCCGCAGCTTGTTCTTTATGCTGACGGAGAGGCTGGCGTTAGCATCACGTCTGGCGACGGCGATCTTGTCGGCGCGTCGCCGCCGAACGTGCTGTTCCCCGGAACGTGGCAGTACCTCGAAATTCTCTATTCGCCCTCGGCTACGTCCGGCTCGCTTCAGGTCAAGGTGGACGGTTCAACCGTCATCACCCTAAGCGGCATCAAGATCGGCAAGTCTGGCGCGCCGAATTCCTGCAATCAGATCAAGTTGGGCAACTTTTCGTCCAACATTTCGGTCTCTGAGGGTCCGAACCTTTCGGGATGCGTCGGCGCTTACTATGACGATTTCTACCTTTGCGATCAGACCGGGGCGGCCTTCAACACGTTCCTTGGCGACGTGGTTGTCCATTCGATTTTCCCGGCGTCGGACGAAAGCCCGAACCAATTCGTCACGCAAGTTGGCGGAAGCTCGGGCCACTTCACGTCGGTCAATGAGCAGACGCCCGATGACGACACGTCATATCTCGCGGACGATACGGGCTCGGCCTATGCCGTCGTCACCTTCACCGAAACGAGCACGAACAATTTCTTGAACGGAGACACCGTTCAAATCGGTTCGAAAACCTACACGTTCAAAACGAGTTACACGAACACCGATGGCGACGTGACGCTTGGCACGAGCTTCACGGCTTCGATGGTCAATCTGTGCAACGCCGTCAATCTAGGGTCCGGTGCTGGCTCGCTATACGCTGCTCTCATGACCGCCAACACCGAAGTCTCGGCCGTCGCCTTCGCCACCACTGGCGTCTTCACGGCGCTCTTGCCGGGCACGGTGGGCAACTCCTACCCCTCAGTCTACACGGCGTCTGGCACGGCGGCCGGCGCGTTCGGCTCTGCCGCTCTTGTTACCGGCGCGGCGGGCCACAAGGAGCTTTACACGGTCAGCACCTTGCCGGCCGACATTATCGATATTCTGGCCGTGGCGGTTTGCGTCCGCGCGCGCAAAGATGCGGCCGGCGTCGCCTCGTATCAGCCTTGCTTCGTGGCAAGTGCGACCGAGGCTGACGGCCCCGTGGTCGGCGTTTCGACCAGTTATCAGACTTCGCAATTCCTGATTACGTCGCCGCCCGCTGGGGGAGCTTGGACCACGGGCAACGTTCAAGCCGCCTACATCGGGTTCTTGATCCCATGAGCCTTCGTTCGACTACGCAAAGCCTTTCGGTACTTGGGAAGGTCGCCCCGCCGAACTTGCGCGTCACGCGTGAGGAATTGCGGGTATTGGGTTACTCGGCCACGCCGAGCGTCAGGGCCACGCAGGCGACGCTTATGGTCCTGTCGAAGCCGCCGCCGTCGCACCTGTACATCAGCCGTGTAGAGCTTCGCGTGCTCTGCACTCACACCCCTCTCTATGGATTTACGCAAGTGATTTTCACAGACGTTTTCCCCAAAGATATAAGCTACAATTCCGTCGCCAGCGTCCGTTTCGCGACCGACGTAATTATCGTTGACTCGGGCGATGACCAGCGCGTCGGCCGATGGGACCAGCCGCTTCAGGAATATGACGTGGCGTACGGCGTCAGGACCATGGAAGACCTTACCGGCTTGATCGCGTTTTTCCGCGCCATGAAGGGCCGGCTTTACGGCTTCAATTATCAGGATAATGTGGACTACACGTCCAGCTACGCGCTAGCCTTCGAGGCGCGTTCCGCTGCGCCGATCACGAACATGGATCAGACCATTGGAGTGGGAAACGGCGTGCTTGTCGATTTCCAGCTTATCAAGGTGTACGCGACCAATTCGTCATCGAACGTGCGCCCGATCACGCGCCCTCAACCCGGCACGACCATCATTGCTTTGAACGGCGTCCCCTACGTCTATTGGACGGTGGACGAAGAGACGGGCATAGTCACCTTCACGCCGCCCGCGTCCGTCGATATCTCGGGCCACGGCTGCGCCAAGGATGCCCTGAATGGCGTCAGTGAGGGATCGTCCAACGCCACTATCACCGGCTTAGCCGGCGACTTCAGCCCGCTTGCCACCTTCACTGGCCGCCCATGCTCGGTGCTAGGATGGGCAAACCCGCTGAACAATGTCGCCATCAATGACCCGCCGACGCCGCCCGTCCCGTGCATCTTGGAGAGCGTGGCCGGCGACGGAAGCTCTTGCGTGATCCAGTATCCGGCCGGCTACGGCAACCCGATCGAGAGCGCCGTTGTGGGTATCAATATCGCCATCGGCGCGGCCCCGCTCAATGACGTGGTGATTACGGCCGGTTTCTGGTTTTACGTCCCGGTGCGCTTCGACACGGACACGCTCGCGACCACCATTGAGGATTACGGCGTCGGCGGAGCGAACAGCGTCAAGCTGATAGAGGTTCGGAGTTCTGACCCGTCATGAGAGGCATCCCCGCTCCCCTGTTCAACGAACTGAAGAGCCAGACTGCCCGGATCGATACCGGCTGGCTAATCGTGCGGAAAGACGGGCAGCGCTTCGGTTTCACGTCTTCAGACATTCCGTTCACGTATGGCGTGGACGTTTACACCCCGACGAACGGCTTCAACCCGTCCGCCATCATGAGCAAGGCCGATTTCTCGGTGGACAACCTCGAATGCCAAGCGCTCGACAACGAACTGATAACCGAGCAGGATTTGGCGAGCGGCGTATGGGACAGCGCGGTCGTGCAAGTTTTCTGGATTTGTCGCTACCATCCTGAGTGGGGCGTGGTTCCGCTGCGCGGCGGCATTCTTGGCGAGATCATCATCAAAGACGGCCAATGGACCACGCAGCTTCGCTCACTATTTCAACAGCTTCAGCAACCGTTCGGCTATTTCTACACGCTGCAATGCGGGGCGCAGCTTGGCGACGCTCGGTGCAAGGTCAAGCTTGCTGTCCCGGCTTGGCAGGCCAACCACACCTACCGGCTCGGCCTGCTCACGGACGCTGGCATTGGGGACATAGTTCAGGCATCGGCCGCACATCAGACTGCACACCCGGCGTCGAAGAATTTCTGGTATGTCGCCCAGTACACGACGCGCGGACCCTCTCTTGCTACCGGTGTGGCGGCTAGTTCGGTTTCTCAAGGCGACGGCATCGTGTGGCTAACCGGAGACGAGTATGTCGGCGGATCGACCGAAGCAACCCCCGTGACGCCGTTGACGACCTATGACGCCTCGGCCGAGCGCGCGCCAACGGTGCCGGGACAAGGCTTATCGTCAAACGATGACCTCGGGCCAAACGACAACACGCAAATTGCAGTAGGACCGGCCTTCGATAACCTTCAAGAGTTCGTCTATGTGGGCGAGCCAGTCGATATCTTCGGGATCAAAATCTAATGGGTGGCAAGAACTCATACGGCCCGTTTAACCCGCTGCAAGGCGGGATAGGCGCAGTTGTGGCCGACCCCCCGAATTACATTGCCGTGACCGCTGAGAGTGGCGGTAGCGAACCGTCGTGGCCCACGACAGAATACGCAACCGTGACTGACGGTGGGATGGTTTGGACCGCGATATTCGCCCGCACTGTGGTTGGCACCGTCAACCCGCTCGGCATGATAAATTCCGCGATATTCCAGCACGGCTTGGTCGATTATCCAGATCACTATTTCCAGTACGGCACCATTACTTGGTTGACGGGAGGGAACACCGGGCTTTCGTCCGCCGTGCGTGACAGCTTGGGCGCGTCAGCCGGAATTCCGTACATTTTCTGTCTCGAAAAGTTCCCCAACGCTATCCTGCCCGGTGACACGTTCGAAGCTACCGTGGGCTGCGCCAAGATCAGGCTTTCGTGTCAGCAATTCAACAATTTGGACAACCATCGTGCGTTCCCGGACATGCCGACCGAAGAGAGGGCATTGGCTACGCCGAACATTTCCTCGCAAGGCTACGCTCCGAGGCAAACCAAATGACGCCCGAACAGCTACCGGTGGACTACGTTTTGAAGCGCAGAGCGATCGTCGCCGCCGCGCGCAATTGGGTAGGCGCGCCTTACCTTCATCAAGGAAGGGGCAGGAAGGGCATAGATTGCGTCGGGCT